AGCGTCCATCACCCATCGCAGGGCTCGACGCATGAGCACCACAGGATCAATCATGCTACACCAGCAGCTGGCGCACGATTATGACCACTGCAAGAACAATTATCACCCACATGACCGCACGATTAAACTGGATCATGTGGGTTCCGTGATGGGCCAGTCATGATGCACTTCATTCAAGTGCTTGAGACTCATGGCAAGATTCAAGATGTCTTCAGAGCTGGCTGTCCAGGTGTCTGGTCTGGCAAGATCTGTGCCTGTGGGTTTGGTCAAGCAGGCCTGCAGGCGTTCACTGACCAGTCTCATGTGGTGCTCCACCTGGCCAGGGAATCTGATCACAAAGGCCTCGCGATTCACTGCCATGACCTTTTGCATGATCTTCACATCAGTCACTCGTTGCGTTTCTGCTGCGTTGTGTGTGTGACTGTCTCTCAAGCCTGGTGACACTGTGTTCAATCTGCAATCTCCCAGGGGTTGATTGCTGCCTTGTGGTCCAGGCTCACAAAGTCTCGGTCCACATACTTGACCCATTGATTGGTTCGGTTGTAGCGAAATGTCTGCAGCATGGCCTTGAGCCGTCGTCCAATGGGAGTGAATGTGCCGTCATTGCGCTGCACAATCTGTTCACCTGTGCGTGGATCCACCCAGCGTATGATTTCTGGACGAACCTTGCCCCACTTGTCTATCTTCTCACCATATGGTCTTGGTTCAATGGGACCAATTACTTCATAGGTGATCATGCCAGACTTGTACTTGCGAAACATGCAGTGCATCTTGCGACCTTGTGAGTGATACTCAGCATCCGAATGTGGCACAAATGCTGTGTAGAATTCGTTCTGCAATTGACTGCGATCTGGAATGCCAGCGTCTGCTGACGGAACTGGCAGCATGGGATCTTCCGGCACAAGGTCTGTCTTGTCCAGGTAAGGGTTGTCTCGTCCCACATACTTTGCTTCCACATTCACACCGTTCAGTGTGTCCAGGGCCACTTGATACTTCAATCGGTTGGCACGGCCCTTGAGTGTGAGCACAATGCCTGTTTCGTCGTACACAAAGCGTTCCAGGTCTCGGGCTGTGGGAAAGTCTGTCATGAGTCCTTCAAGATCAAACTCTCGTTCCACTGTCTGAGGCTCTGACGTGGGACGACGTAGTTTTTTTGGTGTGGCTGTGACCTCGGCAGCAGGTGCCACAGGCTCTGGTTCACTCTCCCAGGGACTGGGTTCCACAACTGGTGCGGGTCTGGGGGTGATGGTGCGTTTGTTCATAACATATCCTTTCATAACAAATCAATAGCACTGGCCACACAGTGTGGCACAGTGCTGGGGGGTGGTTCAATCGCTTGAACTGGCTCCGGCTGCACCCCTGCGGGCTGCTGAAGACTTTTGTGGTGCTGCATTGCCCCGGGTAGGACCACGTCCCACATTGACCCGGGCCTTGAGAGGTTCCACTGACGGGTCTCTCACACTCCGCATGCCGTTGCCTCTGCGTGCCACAGCGTCTGTGATCATGTTGGCAAGGTCGGCCTTTTCACTGCCGCTGCGGGCCTTCTCACTCATGAAGTCCGCACGTTTGGTTCCTGTGCTGGCATTGCCAGTGGTAGGCCCACGTGACTGGTTGATGGGTTTTGACTGCATGTTCTTGGTTGTGATTCTCATGGTAGACTCCGTTTATTATTTCATCAACACGCCAGGCGTGATGTATACTGATCCACTGGGCGAATGACCAGCGGCGCTGATATAGATGTTGCCAGTGGCATTGGGTGCTTGTGCCACAGCAATCATGGCATAACCATAAGGTGGGATGATGGCTCCAATGCCATTGGCACCAGAACTAGGCACGCTTGCGTTGGTGTCCAGTGGATTGAAACTGTAGTTCACAGCCACGATATTGGCTGAATCTTCGTTCACACAATACAGCACGTTGGGCATGCCTGTACCGCCTGTCTCAATGGTGATTGATGTGTCTGTGGAATCATCAGTGTAGCCTACCACTGCTGATGGACCTATGGGAGTAAATGGAACCATTTTAGTTCAATCCTTAATATTGGCTCTTGGGACCACTGTTGAATGTGGTTTTGCCAGCAGAGGTGGCTGGAGTTCTGCTGCGGGTCACAGCACCGTAAGCAGTGCCGCCTGACTGTCCCACTCTGATTGAGTCTGGATTGGCAGGGTGTTTCACAGCAGTCATGCCCGAACCACGAACCTGGCTGCCACGATTGATTGAATCACGCACTGAGCCTTGAGCTGGTAACTTTGGCAAGCTGGAGACTGGTGGACACACATATGGGTCTTGAGCACCCTGGGCCATGGCACCTGGCAAGCCTGGCCGGCCACAACCTGTGTTGCCCACTGTGGGTCCGCGGCCTCGGTTGACCAGTCGGCCATCGTTGGCATGGCCAGACCACTGGTTCACATGCACACCGCCACGCACACTGCCAGAGCTTTCCCGACCAGCGCCATCAAAGGCCAAGCCGGTGTCCATTTGTGTTTTTGAGTTGGGTCTCATCATTTTGTTTTCCTTGTGTTGTGATTATTTAGTTGGGCTGGTAAGTTCATGTATCTTGGCCAGGGCAGCGGAGAAGGCTGCTGTCTTGGCAGCAACTTCATCCACACTGTTGATCACTTCTACTGAGGCCATGGTGGCCATGACCTTGTTCAAGATCAGGTTGTGGTACTTGGCTGCCAGGCCACGATCACCAGACCGTGATTCAATAAAGTCTTCAGCCAGCATCTCTTGATAGGTGCGTCCACTCTGCTGTTCAATCTCATTCAAGAGACCAGCAATGGTCACCTTGTCAAGACTGCCTTTGGGACGGCCGGCACCTTTCCTGGCACCGCCGCGTGAGGAGATCTTGGGGCGGCCAGTTTTAGAATTTCTCTGAATCGTTTCCGTTTGCATACACTTACTTAGTGCTTGTGGCCAGGATAACAGGTTTAGGCATGGGTTGCGTGAGTTTTTTCTCAGCATACTGTTGCAGTTGCAGTTCAAACCACTGTTGACATTCCGTTTCTTTTATGCCAGACCGTTCAGCAATCAGTGCCAGTCTGGCAAACTCCCGTTGTGCGTCAGACGGCACAGTGATCTCGTGTGCTGCCCGCATCCAGGTGCCAAACTCACTGTCAGTGACCAACCACATGACATCGCCTGCACGTGCCAGCACAGGCCGTGTGGGCCAGGGTGTGTGCATGAGGTTGAGTTTCAACTGTGCTATTTGTTGTTTTCTTGCTCGAGCTTGGCCCATTATTCACCCCGCCAGGTTCGATATTCAGTCAATTGCTTCAAATAGTTGCCTGTGTGGCGAGTCACTCCAAAATGATCGCAGGTGTAGCGTGGATCAAGATACAGTGTGAATCCTGCCTGGGTAATTTTTTCGCACAATGCAATATCTTCAGATATCATGCCACCATCTCGGATTTGCATGTTGCAAATCATTCGACGTTGATTCACACCGTCCTGATAAACTTCACTGGCGTCGTACACTGCTTGCATGGCCACTCTGTTGATCAACATGAATCCAGTGGCAAGATACTGCACCTGTAGCAATTTCAAACTGGGATTCCACACATGCTTTGAATTGTCTTCTGGTCGATGGGTGTAGCGTTCCTCAGGTGTTTTCATTCTGGCTGTGACTCCTACCACAGCCACTGGCTGGTCTATACAATCCAGCACAGCCTGTGGATCAAATGACTGATCCACATCTAAAAACAACACAGCATCTGCTCCTGATTCAAAAGCTGAACAAAACAAATTATTTCTAGCTCGAGGCAACAGGGCTTCGCCCATCCAGTAGGCAATGCTGATCTGCAGGTCTGGTCGTTCCACAGCCACCCGCTGAAACAATGTCACAAGACTCAGCGCATGATCGCACACAATTTTACCATCGTAACTGGGTGATATGATAGCAACTTTTTTCATGGCTGTGACTCCTGTATCACTTGCACAATGCCAAACTGGTTGGTTTTCATCTGTCGGTTCAGCCGTTCAGCTTTGCCTTGTGCTGTGTTTTGTGTGGTCCAACCATTTCTGGTGTATTCGGTTCTGTCTGAGTGATCAAATGAATTGATCACTTGACATATTTGACCAGCGTAAGTCAACATCCACCATTCGGGCACGATTTTGACTGACTGGCATTTGGGGCTGCGGCCCAGTTGTATTTTTAATGCAATTGTGGGTAAAGGTTTCATAATAGTAGTAGTTAATGGTTTTGATAAGTAATGTATGCCAAGAGGTCCAGGAATCAAACGTTATGCAGGTGTTGAACCAGTAGAAATAGCCTGTGACACCTGGCGATGGCGTCGGGGTGAGTGGCGGCGCACTGTGGAAATTTCTGCACATGTGCTGAATCCGGATCATGCTCAATCATATGCAGCCTTGCTCAAGGCCTACGATATTGCACCCGACGGCCGCCCAGTCGTTGTGGCACCTGCGGAGCCATAGGCAGCACAAAATCTGCTGAGGGTGTGTTGTATGTTTGCAAGCGAATCTCAGTGCCACGTCCTGATCCTGTGCGTCGTTGTCCCAGTTGTTGTCTGGTAATCAAACACACATTGTCAATGGTCCAGGGCAGGTTCACATCACATCTGGTCATGCACAGGCTGTCACTGTCCCGTCCTCTCTCCTGCCAGTGATCAGCCCATACTGCACGCCATTGATCAAGAGTCAGTGACCACAGTTCTTTTCGGTGTCTTGCTTGAGCACCAGCTGCTGACCAGGCAGTGTGCATCGCGTCCATTTTTGTCATTTTTATTTCCTCGGGTTAAAAATATTTTTTCTGCCACTATGTGTTAGTAGCACATAGTGGCACATAGTGGCAGTAATAATAGTGGGATCTGACTGAACACACAGGGTGTTTCTGTCTCAGCGTAGAGCGTAGAGCGTAGACAGCACATGAACGCAAGAACATGTGTGTACACGCAAATACATAAGAATATATATATTATAATCTCGTTTTTAAGCACAGCACATCTACGCTCTACGCTGTCTGCGTTGACCCTGCATTCTGCGTTCGTTAGGCCGTGCGACAAGATTATGGCGTAGATCAGCGTAGTAGATTTCATTCGGGTTTTACTACGCTGTATACTGTTTTTTCACGCCCATTCTTGGCGGCCACGCTGGCCACGTGGATCAGGCCATCCCGCACTAATTCTTCTAATACGGCATCACGCTCTTCTCGTGTGAGGTCTTTGAACCAACGCACACGCTGTCCCAGTTCGCGTGAGGTGCCAGCAAATGCTCGTTGCTGCATCCATTCCAGCAAGCGTTGTGTGGCTG